AGTTCGTGCAGCTCTTTGTCGAGCTGAGCCTGGGTCACGACTCCCGTCAAGACATCGAAGCGCAACCGCTCAACGGCGTTTAGATTTTCTTTTCCCTTCAAGAGCAGCGTCGCCAACTCCTTATCTTCCGTCGCCAGTCCTTTCAACGCCTCGCGCGACTTCTTTTGCAGATCGAGTAGCCGCGTCTCCTCTTTGATCTTGTCGAGGCCGTCGGGCATTTCGGCAATTCTCGCACGCAACTTCGCTTCTTCGTTTTTCGCGACATTATACTTCTGTTGAGCCAGCAGCATCTCGCTCGAAAACTCGTTTTGCTTTTCGGCCAGTTGCTCCGTCGCCTCCGCGATCTTCTTTCCTTCGTCGGCGATCTTGTTCTGCGTCTTGAGCAGTTCGGCCTGACGGTCGGCGAGAACAGTGCGCTGGTATTCCGTGTCCTTGATGCTGAGGACGCCGCTCGCGATCAGTCCCTGCGCGTCGTTGATTTCCTGCATCAAAATCGCCTCCTTGTCCAAGTTGTCGAGGCCGTCGAGTTGGATTTTGTGCCGCGCGTCGGCTTCGGAGCGGCGCTTCTCATCGTTCTTTACCGCTTCGTCGCTCAACGCTTTCTCTACTTCGAATAGCTGATTCCCGATCCTCATCTGCGCGACTTGGGCGATGCGACGGGCAAGCGCGTTTTCGCCTGCGTCGGCTTCGGCGCGTTGGGCTTCGAGTAGCTTTTGTTCGAGGATGGACTTTTGCTCGGTCGTGGTGAGGGCCTTCCGTTCGGATTCCTCGCGCTTTTCGGCAAGGTCCTTCGCTTCGGAGTTCAGTCGCTTCCAGTCTTCGGCGTGCTTTTTCGACTCAGCCAACGATAGCTCAGCTCTGCGCGCAGCCTTCTCCGTGTCTTCAAGCACGCGCTCGCCTTCGCCCCATGCGTCGAACGTGCCGGAAATCGCAGCCGCCGCGCCTTTCAGCCCTGTTCCGATGGATTCGCCGATGCGGTTGAACATGCCAACGAGAAAGACAGACGCCTTGCCGGCAGTTTCTTTGATGCCGTCCATCGAATCGCCAAACCGGCGCACGGCTGCCGCGTTTTGATCGTTCGCGTCGGTTGACTTGCGCGCGTTCTCAATCGCGAAGTCAAAAAAGCGTTTTACGCCTTCAATCATTCCGCCACCAACAAGAAGGTCCTTTAGGTCATTAAATCCGCGTTTCAGGCTTTTTACGTTGTCGGCAACTCCGCCATCGGAGTCCTTTTTCATCGCCGAAAACTTTTCCTTAACGACGCCGGCCGTAGCCGTCACGTCGTTTCGAAGTGCGGAACTGTCTGAGCCTATTTTTGTGATCAGGTCGGCCATGGTCAGAGTGTGGATTTTTCGCGCTGCGCAGATGCGATTGCGTCGGCGTTCTCGTTTTTCAGGAAATCGCGGATGATGCGCGCCTCTGCCGCATCGTAATAGGTCGCCTTGCTCCCGAGGTGATGACGGTCCGAGCAGCGCGCGAGCTGCATGAGTTGCTTGATCGGTGTGTGACGCAGCGGAAGCGGGTGCGGCCAGTGGTGATATTCGCGCGCAAACATATCGGCGAATTGCGCATGCAGCGCAGCGGCAACAGACGGTCCCTGGTTTTCGCCTTCATCATTCGGAGGCGGAGCGTCGGCCCAGGTGTCGGTAATGATTTCGCGGATCTCGCGCACGGCCTGCATGAATCGCTCGGCAATAATTGCGTCCCGCTTCCGTCTCGCCGTAAGCAGCGGGCATAACGCGCGCTCAATGCGTAGATTCACGCGCAGGCGCGAAAGAAAGCGCGGCGTCGGTGCGTCTGGATCAAATCCCGGCGAATGGTAGAGGATGAAATTGCGCACGTCGGCCATGACAGGCGGAAGTCCGCAGACGAAGGCATTGCGCGTGCCGTGCAGCAGGTCGAACGTAGCCGGCGTGATCGGAGACAGCGGCAGGCCAAGCACGCCTTCCGGCACGGCGGCCCATGCGGCAGAGCGACGCTGGGCGGACTGGCGTGCGACTTTATCGAGGGCTTCAGAGATTTCCATGGGTCGGGCAAGAAAAAGCCCGTGCGGCAGGTTGGCCGGACGGGCTCAGGTGTGCGGCGATGCGAGCGCCGTGTGCGGTGAGGCGATTACGAGGCGACGAAATCGGCAGCGGACGCGCCGGCGAGCTGGGTGATTTCGCAGGAATACCCGCGAAGTCCCTCGGTCGAGTAGCTGAGCGTCAGGTTGCCGACCGCCCAATACTTCGAGTCGTAGAGGAACGGGACGAGCTGGGAAGGCTCAGGCGTGCCGGTGTAAGCCATGATTTCGGCGGACATCTTTTGGAAGTCCACTACGTGGGAAGAGGCGAGCGGTTTGCCGTTCTCGTCCTTCTCAAAATTCGAGATGACGGGCTTTGAGCGCGAGCCGGTCTTGAGGAGGTAAACGTAGCCGTCGACGGTGACTTTGATCGAGCCCCGGATAAGGGCTTTGTCGGCGAGGGAGAGATTTGATGCCATGGTGTTTGGTGCTGCGTTTGCGGCAGTTTAGATCACGACTCCGGTCGAAAAGATGTTGAGCACGGCAGTCGTGGTGCTGTTCATGATTCCGACGACAATCGGCTTTGCGCCAGTCGTCGGAATGTCGGCAATGGTGATGCTGCCTGGCGTCGTGCTGGCGTAGAGCGTCGCACCGTTCGTGCTCGTAGCGCCGATGGTGAAGTTCGGATCGGCGGTGACGACAACGAGCGGTTGACCGGCACCGGGAGCCGAGTTTTCAGCGATGCCGCGCACGTCGGAAGCGGCGGTGCCGAGCGAGGCGTCGGAGTCGACGAGCGCCCAGGCGTTGGCGGTGTTGAGGTAAACGAGCTGACCCGCGGTGATGGCGGCGGCGCTCTTGTATTGCGAAAGGCGCGTCGCGAGGGACGAGCCGAGGACGTTTGCGGCGGTGATCGAGATGGCGGCCATGGGAAGTTATGCGGAAAGGTTGACGGGCGGTTCTAACTACCGCCGCACATGTCAACCGCCATGCCTACGCTTCTGCCCCGACCAGCTTCAGCCACGGATAGGCGCGCACCGTGTCAGCATGTGAGGCGAACACGGCCCGCGCCACGTTCTGCTCGAAATACTTCGCGCGCCCGGCGACGACTGAGAGCAGCACGCTATCCAGCGCGATCTTCGGCCAATACGGCAGGCGGTTAGTCAGCGTAGCGACGAAGCTCTTGTTTGCTTCGTATTCCGATGTCCCGATGCCGTTGGCGTAGGTCTTTCCGTCCGATGCGATGGCCTTGCGCGCCTTGGCGATGGCGGCGGAAGACGCGCCTGCGCCGGGAATATCTTCAAGGATGATGCCGAGATCGTCGGCAATCTGCACCCACGATTGCCGCGCGAGTCCCGCGGCCTGCTCCGCAACCGGGAGCGCGCGGCGAAATGCCGTCCCGAACTCGTTTGTCGTGTCGCGGACGTTCCACCACTTCTCGTTTGCAAAGTGGTATTTCGTCGGAGTGAAGCGTTGCGCGTCGTCCGACATTTGGCCGGCGAGTAGCCATGCGCGACGGTTGCTTTTGACGCCAGCGCCTTTCTTCGGCCCATCTCCTACGATGGTCCACACGCGCCCGGCTGGTCCGCGAACACCGCTGTTGATCGTCACGGTGAGCTGGCCAGACGTCAGCCCGAGGCGATGGAGCGTGCGGGAACGCGTGCGGGTGGCGATGCGATCCTGTTTCGCGACCTTCGTCCGGCCGGCGCACGCCTTCAAGATTACGCCGACCTCGCCGAGCGTGACAGTCTGCTCGGAAAAGCCCTGCAGTTTCGCGATGGTGCGCAGCGACTCTGACAGCTTTTCGCCAATATCTTCGGCGTTGAGGATCGCCGCGGCCATGGTCAGGCGATGCCAGCCGGCACGTTCCAGACGCCCTGATTCGTCGCCGCGCCGAGCGTCACTACGATGTCAATGTAACTCTCTCCGTGAGCGCCATCTTGGCCAGGAATGAAGATGTGCGGAAGTTCGTTTGCCGTGAACAGGTCGCGCACGGCTTTTTCGATGTTACGCTCCATCGCAAACACGGCAATTTCATCGGCAATCTGCGCCGCTGCCGTGAGTGAGAAACCGAGCGCGAATTGTTGGCGCAGAAGCTCCTGATTCAGCTCTCGGTCAACGTCGCGCGCAGTGCCGGCCGGTCGAATGCGATTGACGGCATAGTATGGCAGATAGCCATCGAGCGGCTGGCGAAATTCGCGGAGGACTTTGCGGACGCGCGCAGCGAACTCTTCATGCAGCGATGCCGAGACGAGCAGTTGCGACGGTGCGGCCTCGGGACGCTGCGTGACGATGGTAATCGCAAGCGTCGCCTCGTAATAGTCGTATTCGGTGATTTCAGGCATGGAATCAGGCCCCATTCTTCACGAGCAGCAGCGTGTAATGGTGCGGATCGTTCACATCTACGTCATCAATCAGATATTCGATAGCCGGCGAAATATCGGTGCGAATGGCCTTTTGCTTCGATGTCGGCGCTGCTGCGAACTGCCCGCGCGTGATCGTGATCGGTAGACGCGAAACACGACGATAGCCGCCGCCAACTGAAATCACGTCGGAAATCTGCGCCGCGCCAAACGTGCCGATGTAGCCTTCGCCGTTGATGATGATATTCTTGTCGGCCTGCGTCGTGTCGAGGCCCTGAATGCGCGCGAATGTGCGCTGCGCGTTGGCGAACTTGCCGGCGATATTGTCGAAGAGTGCCATGGAAAGAAAAACGCCTCCGGTGCGGATGTGAGTCGCGCGACCGGAGGCGGTTGGATTGACTAGCCTAGCGCCTTAGACGCGCTCTTTTTGACCGAGGAGGACGATGCCCATCGTGAAGCTGGGAGTCGTGCCGGCGATGGTGCCGACGTAGCGGATGTAGCCGCCCGTCTGACGCACATCGATGCCGATCTTCTGGAACGAGTCGGTCGCCGTGACCTGAGTGAAGGTCGCGCCGGTGATGTCGCTCCAGGTGGAGTTGTCAGACGATTGCTGAAGCTTGCCGTCGAGCGTCGGCGTAGTGCCGGACACGACGCCAACGAGCTGTTGAACAACGAGGCCGCCTTTGTAGCCGCGCACGTCGACGCCCGTCGCGGTGACGGTGGCGGTGCGGGCTGCGATGGCGGAAACGCTGGTCTGCGTGAGAGGGCCGGTGATGTCTGCGGGATACATGGTAGTGGTATCGGGTTGAGTGTTGAGATTGCGGCGGATTACTGAGCGCCGGAATCCGACGAGATGGAGAACGATTTGCTGCGGCGAATCACCATGTCCATGAGGCGCTGAATGGTGATCTCTACCGTGCCTTCCTTTTTGCCGGAATAAGGATCAACCACGATGTCGTAGCCGGCCCATTCGAGGAAGAGCACTTGGGAGAAGTCGCCGAAGATAACCTGATTCAGCGTGCCCGAGGACGGGAACTGGTTGGACCACTCGGCGGGATAGACGCCGATCTTGCCGTCCTTGAGGATCGGGTCGCCGTAGGTGGCGAACTTCTGGACGGTCATCGCCTTCGCCACGCTCGCGGGAGTCGTGAGGTAGGCGGGATTGCCGAGCAGCGCGTTGTTCGTCGCGACCTGCGTCCAGAAATCGACGTATTTCGCCCAAGTCGGAGCAGCGCCGAAGCTGACGCTGGTCGAGCGGTCGCCGGAAGCGAGATTCAGGATGCCGAGCGGCTGACTGCCGCCGGTGCCGTTGATCGCCACCCGGTCCAGCTCAACGCCGATGGCGTTCATGCTGTCGTCGCGGACGAAGCTCTCGGCGCTGAGGGAGGTCTGCGCGAGAAATTCCTTCGTGTAAGGAACGGAGGTTCCGATGCGGCGCGGTTTGCCCCAAATCTGGCCGAAGGTAGCAGAGCTTTGGGTGATGCTGGCTCCCTCTGCGACCCAGTAGGCGGCGGCACCCGTGAGTTGACGCGGGATCGAGACATTTCCGGTCAGGCCGGTGATGAGACGAGCGCCGAGGCCGATGACCTTCGACTGGTTGCGCAGAAGCTCAACCAACTCGTTCGCCATGATGTCGACTCCGACCGTGTAACCGCCGTCGGAGTTGCTGTTCGCGGCGAGGGTGCGTTTCTCGGAACGATTGCCGAGCAGGATTTCGTCAGGGACGAAGAAGCCTTGGGCGGGACGGTCTAGCTTGCGCGACATCTCAACGGAGCACTCGGCCTCGAATCCGTCGAGCGGCTTGCCGGCGGCGGCGAGATTGATCGCACGCATAAGCGAGTAGCGTTTCCGCTCTTTGCCATTCAGGCCGAGCGTCGCAGCGCCCGCATCCTGACGGATTCCGGGAGTGCGCGTCTCGGTCGTCGCGAGCACGTCGGCGAGCACGGAGCGGTTGAACGCGTCGACGTTATCGCCGGTTTCGACGCACTTCGCGGCGAGAGCGCGGAGAGATTCAGCGTGCTGCGGGTGGCGAGTGATGAGGTGCGCCGCGGCGGCGTTGATGTCTTTGGCGCGCGTGCGCTCAGTGGTGAGAGCGGCGGTGCGGATTTCGGATTCGTTGAGCGTGACGGCAGGAGCCGCGGCAGGAGCTTCGGGCATGGGATTGGTAGTTGACTGACGATGAGTGGTTTTCTCCGTGGATTGACTGCGCCCGACGCCAACGGAGGTATCGGCGGGGACGGCTACCACAGACACCTCGTAGGGTTGCCAATCGGTCACGCGGTGAGTTTCCATGTCACCTTCGACCGACTGCAGAACCATCTTTCGGACGATGTAACCGACGCTGACCAAGCTGCGGATGCCGTCCTTGATGTCTTGGAAAATCTCTTCGCCGCACTCGCTACGGCTGAACTTCACGATACAGCGCGCCTTTTTTGCGGCGGCGTCGATTGATGCGCGGACAACGACGCCAACTTGATCATCCCAGCAGTGGTTAAGGAGAACTGCGCCGCCGTTGTTGAGTCGCGAAAGGTCGCACGCTGCGTCGGAAACTTCTAGGACTTCCATCCCGAACCAGCGTTCAACGGGATTCTCGCTCGCGAATGAAAGCTCTACGGTGCGAGCCGCTTCGTCGAGAGTTGCTCGCTCAACGCTGAACGTGCGCGCCATCTTCTGCGTGCGCGGGTCTGCGATGATGGATGCGATGCGGGTTTCGTTGCCTTTCATACTCATGGGAGCAGGTGTCAACCGCCCGTCTTCGCGCCTTTTGCGGGTGCGGATGCAGCCGCTTCGTCGGCTGATCCAGCGGCAGCCGCGGCAGCGATGGCGCTCGGCGTCGATTCAATCGGAGGCGGCGATAGGTCGAGCCCGATGTCGTCGGCAAGTTTCTCGTCTTCGACGTTATCGTGAAACACGTCTTCGACATCTCCGCCGCCTTCTTCGATGAATTGGCGACGCGAACCGAGGCGGAGCGCAATCGCTCCCTTGGCGGCTTCAATTTCCTTGAGCGGATCGATGAAGGGCCAGCGGCGACCCTTGAAGCGCGGACGATTGAACTTCTCGAACTTCGACAGCGGCAGATTTACCGCACCCGAAGTCATCGAAGTCGAGAGCCAGTCGCCAAAGATCGGTTCCCATAGGCACTCATCAAAAAACAGTTGGTGCTTCTTCCATGTCTCGCGCTCATCAAACAGGCCGACGCGCGCAGAGGAGAAGTTCACCGACTCAAGATCATTGCCGAGTGTCGTGTATGACGTTCCGAGTGAGGTAGCGACGCCGCGCAGCATCGCCTTGCGAAACTCGCTCGTTTCGATGTTCGGATATTCGGGATTCCACTGCGCCAAATCCCAGCCTTCCGGCATCTGCTCAAATTGGCCCGGCTCTGCGCTCATCACTGCGCGTCCATCCGCGCCTGTCTCTCCGGTCCATTCGCCCTGCCCTGTCGTCTTGAAGAAGCCGGCCTTTGATGCGCCGAGACGCGCGGCAATGACTGCGGCCTCTTCGAATGCACCGAGTTGACGCAGGCGCGTGATCGCCGAGACGCACCACGGAAGGCCGATAGTCTGCTCTGCGCGCTCGGTTACGAAAGCGTGATAAACCTCGGACGCCAGAAAGCGCGTCGAGGTCGATTGCATGAACGAGCCGCCCATGTCGCCAGGGTGCCGCGCCATCATCCAGTATGCGGCGACGCGGCCTTGCGCGTCGCGCTCAATGCCGAAGCGAATCTCAGAACCGTCGGCGAGAATCTGAAATTTATTCAGGTCGAGATGATCAATCTCCCAGATTTGCAGCGCGAAGCCGAAGCGGTTTCCCGATGCCGCGCCGTAGATTTTGCGCGCTAAGAAATTCCCGTCACGCGGAACGGTGCGAACGGCAAGCCGCTTCAGGTCGCGCCACGAGTAGCGACCGCAGACCGTGCAGGTGCCGCGTTTGCCCCATTCGAGCCATGCGTTTTCGATGATGGTATTCGCGAGACGGTCGGGCTGCCAGACGGGCGCGCGGTCCTTGCCTTTGCCGGAAACGTATTCGCCGCAGTCCATGCGCAAATCCTGACGAATGGAGCCGACAATGTTATCCTCGCAGTCGCCGAGATAGCCGCGTTGATAGTCGTTGTTCCGCTCAAGGTCGCGCGAACGGTCGAGCAGCTTGCGAAAGGAGCCGCGAATCTCGGCATCGGACGACGTTGCGCCGGTCATCCAGTCGGCGTAGAGTCGACCTCCCTGAGCGCCGCTGAATGCGCGCTTTCCGGTCGGTTTTCCGAAGAGGACGCGTGCGGCAGTTCCGATGCGAGAGATGAGCGACATTAGCAGCCGCCTCCGAATCGGACGTTCATCGTCGGAGACGGTGCGATAAAGTCGGGATCAACCTGCGCGAGTGCCGCGGTGATCATCCGAATGCGACCGAGGACAGACGGCCCCTGCCCTCCCGTGCTGAATGACTGGCCGTTGACCGATGCCGACGTGATCGTGTCGCCGCCTTCGCTCAGCTCGTTTTGCGCCGTGATGAGTATCGCCTGAAGCTCGGCTTTGGTTTTGCCCACGAACGGGCCATACAAAACGCGCGAAGATGTTGACCGGTTATTTGTCATGCCCCTTTGAGAGAGGGGCGATGCTGTCAACCGTGGGTTACGGAGCTTCTACCAGCGCGCCGCCCAGCTCGGCCTGCGCGGCATAAACGCCTTGCGCGGCGAAGTCGGACGCGGCGCAGCTTCGGGCGCAGGACCGGCAACGACTTCGTAGCTGTTCGGCTTCGGAGCATCGGGCGCTGGCGCAGGCTCGATCTTGCCCGTCGACGGGTTGAACTCTGCGGATTCTGCGGCTGGTTGAACTGTTGCAGAATCTGCAACGGTTTCCGGCGGCGGCTGCGGCGGAGTCGGATCGGCCTCCGGTTGCGCGGCGGCTGCGGCGGCGACTTTCTCATCAAGCTTCTCAAATACCGGATCGAGCAAATGCAGCGCCGCGCGATTGTAGCAGCGAATGTCGAGTGCTTCGTTTCGCCGTCCGCCCGGTTTGATGAACTTGATCGTCATCCGTCCTCCCGACCATCGCTTGATCTGCTTTTCCGCCGTGATCTGGCGGAAGTATTCGATGTCATAGCCGCGCTTCGGCTCTTTTGGAAAGTGCATCATGCCTGCTCCGTGCTCGGTCAGACGGAGGCGCGAATAGATTTCGCACTTCGCCGTAACCGTTCCGATCTGGTAAAGCGTGACCTTCTTGACGCCCGACTTCGCCGGACGCGAAACGAGCGGCGCACCGTATCCTTCGGTCGCACCCTTCACGGCATACACTCGCCGCGGCTGGCATTTCTTCACGAATTTATATACGGCTTCCGTCTCGTGTCCCGTGTCCCAGCAGATTGCCGCCGGCTGAAGCTCCATGTATGCGCCCGCAGCCCCGATTGGCAAAATCCACGGCTGGCAGAGAATGCGATCAACCTCTTCGAATACTTCCGGCCAGCTCCGACCGCGTTTCTCGACGATGCCATATTGAATGCCCCACGATTCCATTCCAGCGCCCCACCCTACTATCTCGAACTCGCAGCGCGCAGGTTCCGCCTGCACGTCGACCGCGGCAGTAATTACGCGCACATCTTCCGGCAGCATGACGCGCCCGGCCGGCGTCACGTCATCCGCGCCAAGGTAGTCTTCGCGCCGGTCGTAAATCACCTTCGCTTCAACTGCCTCTCCGCCTTCCTCGTGAACTTCGCCGAGTTCGCTATTCGTGAAATTCTGCCGGCGCGACGGGTCTTTGCCGGCGAGCAGATGCTTGACCGCGATTGCGGCATAGGTGCGGTTCGGATGCAGGACGTTGAAGCACGAGCGGAAGTAGCTACGGCACTCGGGATCGGCAACGAGTTCGTAGTCGGAGCGGCGCGCGTCGGCCTCTTCCTTCGGATCAGGAATCCACTGCCCGGCGTGCAGCATGTCGCGACGGTGATTCTCCCAAATCTCGTTCTGGCAATGCGGGCAGCGATAGTGCGCCGTCTTCGCGACGCGCTCGATGTCCCACGTCCCGTTCGCATTCTTAGCGCCCTGGTCCCACACGAGAGTCGTGCCGTCTGTCGTGAACCGGTGCGTGAAGAGTTTTCCGCAGTGGCAGCACGGCACGTAGTAGCGACGGCAGTCGCCAATCAGCGCCGCCTGCCAGATCGTGCCCCACGGAACGGTCGGCGTGCTGGCGTCGATTTGGTTGAAGTGCGTGAATTGCCCGGTGCGCTGTTGAAGAAGCTCACGCGTGCCGGCCTCGTTCTTCAATCGCTGCGGGAACTTGTCGGTTTCGTCTCCGATGACGCGACGATATGGGAACGACGCGAGATTGCCGGGTGAGTTCGAGCCGGCAAAGCGCACGGTGCAGGTCGTAAACCCCAGCTCCAAGTCTTTGTAAGCGTCGGGATTCTTCGGCTTCAGCGCGGCGAGCCATGGCGTGTTGTCCACGATCATCTGAAACCGCTTCTGCGAGAATGAGCGGGCGAGCGGTTCAGCGGGCAAGACGTGAGCGACGGGCCCGTGGTCAACGGCGATGGTGTAAGCTTCAATTCCGATAATTGCCGAGGTCTTGAAGCTCTGCGTCGGGCCAACGATGATCGTCCGGCGGATCTTCGGCGAAACGCCAGAACGCAGAATCTCGCGAAGGTCTGGACAGTTCTCGGTCGTGAACGGCCCACGATACGGATCGTCCTTGTCGATCAGTTGCAGCGGGCCGACTTTGTTTCCGTCGAGGTCAAGCGTTCGGCCCTCAAGGAAGTCAACGATGTCGGGCAGTTCGCGCGGCGTAAGCAGGCGAGATGCGCGAAGGTCGAGAGAGTTGCGGGCGTCGATGATCATGCCGCCTCCGGTGCTGCTGGTATCGGCTCCATTCCAGCCGCAATCTGCGTCAGAATCGGCTTCAACTCGGCATCAATCGCCGCCTCTGCAACTGCCGGCGCGGATGGATTCGCACGCGCTGCTACGTTTGCCGCAAAGTTCTTGAGTCGCGCCGCCAGCGGTTCCAGCCGCGACGTCAGGACGTTCATCAAATGCTCAACCGGAGCGACTTCACCGGCCGCGCGACAATGCCGCTCCCATGATGCCGCCGCCGCGAGTGCGTTTGCGCCTGCCTGATTATAGGCGCGGAAGAGGCCCGGCAACACGGCATAGTCGAGCGGCGACTGGCTTTTCTGCGCCCGCGTTAGCGCCGCGTCGATCAGGGCATATTGGCGCATCTCAACGTCGCGCATTCGCTCCAAAGTTCCAGCAGGGTCAGCCGGTGCAGTTTCGAGCGCGCCACCGACACGCGCCGGCATCACGCCAGCCGCCGACGCAGAGGCCGTCAATGAGTCGTCTGCGCCCTTGTGTCCGATGCCTTCGATTTTGTTCTGAGCACGCCAAAGCCGCGCAGCCTCAAGCGAGCCAATAGGCATCCCGCGCGCCACGTCTTTACTTACTTGGCCCCTAGATATGCCGAGAGCTTCGGCTAAGTCCTTCTGTGTCATGGTTGCCAAGTTTTCACTTTTTACACACTCCAGCGATGGGTGCGGTCGTTGTTACCTGCTTA